TATAGGTATTTTTTTTAATGCTTTAATCTCTTGCATAGTATCAAAAGTATTATCACCTGGCGGCTTCATCTTTTTAAAACTACTTATATCAAAATCTTTAAACATTTTTTCTTGCTTTTCTTATTGCTTCTTTACCACGTTTAAATATTGCTGCGACTTGAGCTTTTTTCATGACTTTTGCTCTCTGCTCTCCTACGGTTAATATTTGTATCTTACGTGCGTAAGGCTTATTTATTCTTTTAACTTTTGCTACGGTTGCCCTAGCATCACTAGGAGTAGCGAATTTAATACGTACTGTATCTTTTGGGTTTTCATCAGTGTACAAGCGTCTACCACTACCTTTAGGCTTTTTACCAGTACCAACAAGTGGATCTTTACGTTTAACAGGTGATGGCCTATTAGTTTGCATATTAATAAACCAGTTAGCTAATTGCTTATCTCTAGCTGTAGCATCTCTTCTGGCTTTTAATCTTCTAGCCTTATTAACAGTTACATCACCACCATATAGCTTTGATATACGAGCTTTTAATACACCTCTATATGCTTTACTCATCTTTTTTCTTACCTAAACGTTTTCTAACTATATTCATAGTTTTTTTCATTTTAGCTGCATAGCTAGGATTTTTACCTCTATTAAAAACAACTTGTTGATTTAAACTACTAATAATTCTTGATAAGTTACCTTTACGAGACTTTATCATCCAGCTAGCTAGACTTGACGCTGATAAACTTTTAAATTTACCTTTAGCGTCTGGCGCGTCAGAGTGTTTAAAATCACCCATACGCTTTTTAAACGGATTATTACTTTGCGTATACATTTAACACTTACCTTGTCTCTGCGTTTTAGCAGCCCACATATTAGCGTATGCAGATGGATATACTTTAAATTTTCTTTTTGCAGCCGCTTTACAACTAGCACTAAGCTTAGCTAAAGCAGGTGACTTTTTCATTTTTAAAGCTGACGCTATGTTTTTAGTAGGTAAACCTGCTTTTTTAGCAGCTTTAGTAAAACCTTTTTTATCTTCAGGTGATAATTTATCAAACGCAGCTTTGTTAGGCACTGCTTTTAATAAGTTTTTAGCTTTATTTTTAGCTGGTGATTTAAATTTTGGAGTGTTTACTATTTTAGGCGTAGACTTTTTAGGAAGCTTATAACCTTCTTTTTTAATTATTTTTTCTAATCGTTTTACATCTTGATTAGGTTTATATGGCCCGCGATCTCTAAGTAAATTATCATCAATACCATCAATAACCCCTCTTCCTCTTGGATCCATAGGAAACTTTGGCTTAACAGGGCCTTTACGTTTTCTTTCTAATTTTCCTGTAACTTTTCCCATAAAATTTTGTTTTGCTGGTGATTTTTTAAGTTTTGCTTTACTTTTTCTTTTTACTGTACCGTCAATGTTTGTTTTAATGCCACCTTTTTTGTGACCTACTGCATACACGCTTGCAGGTTTCATTTTCAGCTTAGTTGGTGATTTTTTCATAATATTCTCTATTTGTTTTGATTGTTTAGCATGTACTTTGCTAGACTTTTTTAAATTTTTTGCTATGTTTTTTAATGTTGCTTTCATGTCTTAACAGTTCCAACGTCTTCTAGCAGCTTTACCTCTTTCACTTGTCCAGCTTTTTGATCTAGCACAAAATGATTTTCTACGTTTAGCAGCTTTACTGCCAGGTTTTAGCTTTGATGGCTTAGTTGTTACAGCTGTTTTTAGCTTACTACCTGGATTTTTACGTTTGTATTCATTAACTCCTTTTTGTGTCATACCACCACCAGCAGCTCCACCAGTAGCGCTTTTGTCTTTAGAAACTTTATTAAAGTTTTTACCTGGCCCTATAGTTCTACGTGGCTCTGCTTTAAACAAAGGTGAGCCAGTATTTCTACGTCTACCACAACTAGTTACAGGAAAAGGATTACCTTTTTGCTTGTAACCAGAGCTAGTTGTAAACATATTATTTTGCATTGGTGATCCTGGCATGTTAAAAGTCGCTCATTAATTGATTATCTATTTCTTCTTGTATCTCTTCACGTGTTGCTACCATTTTAAAGCTTAAATCAGCTTGAAACCTAGCAACTTCTTCTCCGTCTTTAAATATAATTATAGTAGGTATAACTGCAATTTTATGTTTTTTAGCATCATCAGCATTTTTACCAATGTCAATAAAACTTATAGTTTTACAGTCTTTTAACTCTTGTACCCAAGGCACTTGATTTGTTTTATTCCACTCAGCATTAAACTGAATTACTTTTATCTGTCCAAAAGCTGTTGCTGATATAAAAACAAGTATCATTATTAAAACGTAGACAACAGTTGACATATCTATAGCTTTCATCTTAGTTTGTCTATTTTTTCTTCAATACGTTTTATATCTTCTTTTATCTCTGCAACATCTTCTTGTGTGGACATAATTGTTTGTCTAACTAATTGATCTTTCATATCAAACTCCATACGTGTAACTTCTGGTGTTGATACTGGTAATTCTTTTGCTTCTGCAATATCAGCTTGTAGTGTAAACCACATGCCTATTAAAGCTGATAACCCAGCACCTATTGCTATCAATGTTTTTACGCTTATTTTAAAGCTAGTATCTTCATTTAATTCTTTTGCCATTTTAGTGAGTAGTTATAAGTTAAAATATTACATAGTTTACGCCAAACTTAAAGTCGTACCACTCTCTATTCCAATACTTATTGTATTTACCTTCAAAGAAATAACCTAAGCTTTTGTTTACTTTTATACCGTATATTAGTCCACCACTATAATCATACCACTGTTCACCGTCATTAAAGTTGTGATATGAGAACTCGTTACCACTATCATAATGATATGGCATTAAATTACCCCATGCATGTAACCATGTTTGTTTGTTATATTTATAATAATCAAAACCAACTACAACAGAGTGCTGTATTATTCTGTCAAGCTCGTTTCGTTTTTTCTCTGTATAATCAGATAATACTTGTGGTATTACTACAGCTTCCCATACTTCTGCGTTTGTAGCTACAACTTCACCGTTTGGATCTGTATACACTGAGTTAGCTACATCTACGTTATAACCTTCTTGTAATGCTAAATACGTATAATGTAAATTACCGTTTGATAACATCCACTCATCTAGCGGGTTATAACCGTACGGCTCAGCTAATCTGTGAGCTAAACCTATATTCCATGATAAGTTTTTATGTTTTCTATATCTATATCTTTCAGATGCTTCAAAGTATTCTACGTCAGCAAAACCATCTTGTAAGTATTCTAGCTTTAAAGCAAAGAAGTTTATACAAACTTCACTTTCACAACCGTCATCAGAACTCCAACGTACAAAATGATGTTGATCTGTATAATCTACACCTTCTTGTCTTTTGTAATCCATCTCAATTAAATACTCTAAACCTCTAATTTTACCAACTGTAGCAGCGTCACTATAATTTGATTCTGTACCGTCATAAAATGTTTGTGCTTTATTTTCATAACCAAATCTAGCTATTTTACGTAAACCAACTGTTAAGTTATAATCGTATGGCGTAGATATTGTGCTAGTTGATAAACCGTTATCTACAGAAAACACATCAACATCTGAAAGTGATGTACCACCGTTTACTGCTGCGTAAAATGTAGAAAACTTTAACAATGACTGTAAATCTTGACTGCAACATTTTTTTGGCGCTGCGCAAGCTACTAATGCTATACACATTATTATAATTAATCTTTTCATTCTTTTATTTTAATTTTTATATCGTGTGGCGCTGTTTTTTGACCACCAAAATATGGGTATAAATAATATCTATCTATATAATCTAATCTTCTGTTTTGCTCTATATCTCTATCAACAATAAATTCTTTACCGTTTATAGTAAAAATATAATGTATTAATCTTTGTTCTATTGTAACATTATATATTTCATCAACTTCAACCTCCATCAAGTCACCTGCTTTATGCTGGCCCCAAGTATGTTTTAACCATCTAAACCACAACTCACCAGCTTTTTCGCCTTCAGTGTAATATGACCAACCAAGTCTTATAGACGCTTCTTGATGTATTTGGCCAAAGTCACTAAAACCGTATATTTTATTTACATCGTATTGATCTCTAGTATTACCGCCAAAATCATATATCATTGACTCTGTAACTTTAACTAAAAAGTTTATTTTATAAGGCGCGTCGTTATGTAAGTACGTACCAGACCTGTGTTCACCTTTGTTTATTTTAAACACTCTAAAACCGTCATCATCAATTTTTTCACAGGTTGTAAGCAAAATTATGCACAACAAAAAACGTTTCATATTAATAGTATCTAATGCTTTTTATTTTTTTCTTTTGTTTTGCTTTTCTTTTTTTTATTTCATCTTTTACAGCGTCAAGCTCTTCGTTTTTAACATTAACATCCCACCGGCTCCAACCAGCTAATAAAGCTAATCTTTTCCACCAAGTTATTTCTGTGTCAGAAGCTGCTTTTAAATTTTGATAATTTTGATAAGCGTTGTCTATTGGTAAGTTTGTAATACCTTCAACATATTTAAATATCATAGGCCATATAGGATTATCAAGATCTGTTAATGGCATTTCTTTCATAACATCTTCATCCCACAATCTAGTATTATCTGCTTGCGCTACTTTTCGTTCTTTTATACTAAGTGGTGGTGATATTTTTAAAAGTTCTCTAAACGTAATTAACTTATCTCTTTTCCATTTTGGTTTTTCTTGTTCTTCAACCCATTTAATGGCTGTGTTTTTAAGAACACTAACGACACCACCAGCTATACCTGTGCCTCTTAGTATAGTATCTACCATACCGTTATAAAATCTACCTTTTTTAGTTTTTATTAATTCTTTATCTTCTTCATCATCGCTAAAAGCTAAAGCAAATAAAGCTGTTTGTAAACCGTGAAACAAAACGTTTTGAACTACAGCGTAATGTATTATTTTAGAAACATTAGCCATATCGCTAGCTTTTTGTGATTTATATGGTGGCGTTATTCTTCTATTAATTAAATCTAATACAGCTTTTTTCTTTATTCTAACAACTTGTGAGCCGTAGTTTTGAAAAGCAAGTAATATTTTACCGATAGGTAATTTCTGCTGCATACCTATCATATCCATACGCGCGGATTGTTGTGTAGACTCAGCTACTTCAACAAAATCTTGAAAAGCTTTGTTTTGAGCTTCAGTTTTACTTAAACCTTGTTTTATATAAGTTTTAACTCTATTTCTATACATAGTAGCACCACCCATAGCTATAGCTAAACTATCACCAAATTGTGTTGGTGCAAAGCCTTTTTGTAGTAAAAATCTTACAGTAGCTCTAAATGGTTCTTTTGACTTTGATATTTCTTTTGCTAACTCATTACCATTAACATCAAAAGCTATACCTGATCTTCTTTGTTTTAAAAAGTCTGAATTAAATAAAAACGCAAAATCGTTCCAGTATTGTTTTTGATTTGCAAAAGCAGCTGAAGCTTTAAAAATGTTATTGTCACCCCAATTTATAAAATTAATATTAGATAATTGCTGTAACAACATAGATCTTATATTAAAAAACATTGTTGCGCCAACAGATCCATTTATATAATCTAAAAATTGATTTGTTCTTTTATCACCAGGGTTTCTAGTTTTACCTGTTTTAATAGAGTCTAACATGTGACGTATAGCTTCTCTTACGTTATTACCGTATATAGCTTCTATTTTATTTAGGTTTTCTTCGCTAAATATTACATCTGCATTTTCAAAAAACTCATTAAAAAACTTAGCTCTACCAACTCTACCAGTGGCATCTTGTAAGTCTGTTCTTATATCTCCAACTATCCAGTTTTCGTTTGGCTGAACATAACCGTCGGCCTGTCTAGATATTACACCAACAATATCAGCAATAACATGTAGCTTTTCATTAGAGGTTATTGTTTTAACTAGTTCTTTTATATCTTGACTAGATAAACCAGGTATATCAAAACCAGCTTTATCCCACAAATAAACCCTTACAGCATCAGAGTAAAAAAATTCTGTACCAGGTATTTTACTACTTAATTTTTTACGTAAACCTGGCGATTGTTTTAATAAACTAGCATAATCATTAGATATAGCTTGTCTAGCTTTATTTAAATTAACAAAAGCCTTGTTAAGTGGTTTAATTAAATTATCTTCAAAAAACTTTCTATGTCTATTACCAGCTTCACCTTTACCTATAAAATTATAAAGCAAACCTATAAAATCTTCATGTGATGGTGGTACAAAAAATCTATATCTACCTTTACCAGCTCCAAATTTTTCAGCTACAACTCTACTAAATGTTTTTTCTCTTTTTACACCCTTTACTTCTTCTAGTATCTTATTAAACTCTTGACTACCTTGTTTACTAAATTGTACTTTAGCTTGAACTACTTTTGATTTTATATCTAATTGTTCTAAAGCAGCTTTAACTTCTTTAACATTTGATAAAGCATCATCAACAAAATACATATCGTTATAACCTTGCGAAAACTTATCTATCATCCACATAGCTTTTGCTTCTGCAGTAGAGTTACCTAAGCCAGTTATATTCTTTAACGGTATGTTTATACCTTTTGATTTTAACCAACCTTGTATTGCTGTGCTAGCTGCCTGTGGCCTTGCCGTTAAAACAAAAACATTTTCTACGCCAAATTTGTTTATTTGATTACGCATCTTTTGTAGCAACGGGCCTTCAACACCACCACGTACGTTTACAAAGTCATCAAAATTAAACTTATAACCTTGTTGCATTAGTTCTGGTCCTTTAACTGGCCACTGTGCGCTACTTACTTTTACAGTTTCATCACCAATAGTAGCTATAACAAAATTCTTACCGTCAATTATAAGTGTTTCATCAAAGTCAAAAGTACTCATACCTCTAGCTTTTTTACTAAACTGTACAGATCTAGCTTTAGTTTGTAATTCTCCAGCTTTAGTTATAGGTATAATACCTTTACTCATAGGTATTTTACCTTTTTCTTTTAAATACTTTTCATTAATAGTAGGATCTGTTTTGCTTAAATACTTAAATATAGTAGCGTTATCAGCCCCAAAATATTTATTACGTAAAGTTGTACCATCATATAGTTTATATTTAGATATGTCTACATTTACATTTGGATGTACTAATCTTAAAACAGGGTCAGGCATTTCACTTATGTTAACCTCACCTTTTAAATATTTTACAGAGTTTTTACCGTATAAATCATTAAACTCTTTAGGTTGTGTTTCACTATATTCTGCATCAACTTTTGCGTTATCTTCACTGTTTATACCTACTACATAATAGTTTTTCTTTAAATACGCCATAGCTCTTTTAACAGCGCCTGGATGTATTTTATCTAATGAAATAGCTTGTGCGATAAAATTTGTAGCTAGACTAGTTTGAAAAACATGTTCTTTTTGTGGCTTACCTTTTAGCTTTTTGTTTTTATTTACTAAAACTTGTGTTCCGCTAGCATTTCTTGTAATAATAACATCATCTGCAATACCAATGGGTAAACCCATAATTCTTATAAAATGACTACTAGTTCTAGCAGATGTTGATAAAATAGCTATAACCTCTTGACTGCTACCAGCATGAAACATATCAGCTAATTTTTGAACGTAAATTTCAGCACCTTGCCAATGATCCTCAAAAGTTTTGCTAAACTTTTCATCGTTTAACTGGTTAAAATTATTTCTTTTGTCAGTTATAAAAGAATTTATAAGATTTACTTGCTTTGTATTTAAATTATTTTTTACTTTTTTAGCTTTATTTTGTAAAGACCTCCTTTCAGCTGCAGAAATAAAAAACCCTAACTCTTGATTATTTTCAAGACTTGTTCTTGGGCCAAAACTATCTGATCTATATACTGGTAGTAAAAACTTAGGAAAAGTTTTTTCAAGAAAAATTTTCATTTTATTTCTATCATTACCACTTTTAGGGTTAAGAGGTTTATCTACAAGGTTTTCTACAAAACCTTTAGAAAACATTACAGAAGATTTACCATCTGATAATCTTTGAGATATTTGTTCAGTACCTTCTATTTGAGCTAGTTTTTCTCTTACAGCTTGATTAGTTATCATTTTACCCGTAACATTAGCCATAGCTAAAACTCTAGCTGATGTATTTCTATCATCACGCTGTGGTCTACCATCAACAATACCAAATACTTCTAAAAATTGTTTTTTATTTATAGACTTTTTTTCTTGAACAGCTAAACCAGCTCTACTACCGGTTTTAGCAGCTTTTACTCTTCCACCTTTTGTGTAAAATTCATTTAATAAAGTTCTAGGTACACCAGTAGCTGTACCACTAGCAGTACCACCTTCTGGTAAAACTTTAATTAATAAGTCTGCGTTTTTATTAATAAACATCTGTGCAGACTGTAGTTCACCTTTAGTTAAGTTAGCGCCACTAATTAATTTTTTAACAGGTATGCCAAAAAGTTCGCTAGTTATTTCTGGCATTAAATCCTTTAAGTTTTTAAAGTTTACATTGTCTAAGTTTAATGTAGCTACAGCCGCATTTATTTGCTCTTCAACTTTTTCAGATATATTAAGTCTATCAGCAAGTTTTATTTGTCTAGGTTTTGGAGTGTCAGCTGTTTCAACAGTAGTTTCTTCAGCAGCTATATCAGTTCTTTCAGAAACATCTTGAGTAAACTCTGTTTCCAATATACGATCTGCAGCTTCTATAGCTCTTGCTGGTAAAAATTTATTTATATAAGCAGCTAAAGGTACGTTTGAGTTAGGATTATATTCAGTTATTAAATCATATATACCTCTTCTACCAGTTTCTATTTCATCAACTAACAAGTCTTGATCGTAACCAGGTACATTTCTATATTTTCTAGCTAACCTTGTAGTTATAGGTTTAAACTGTTCTATTATTTCAAAAGCACCATCAACACCTTTAGTTTCGTATATACTTTGCACTCTATCAGAAGCAGCTTTTGACATAGGAGCTTTTGAAGCTTTACCAGTTTCTTCTTTAGTTATATTTTCACTAACATCTATACCTCTTCTACTAACTCTTTCAATAATTCTATTTGCAACTTTATCACCTCTAATGGCTTTGTTAAAAGTTTTAACAAAATCAAAAACTTGTTTACCATTAGCAAAGTTTAATTGATTAGCATATTTTTCTGGTAAATAAGCTTTTAATATATCAGATATACGCTCACCAATACCAGTTAAAAAACTTTCAGCTTTACTTTGGTATTGTGTATTAACAAAAGCATCAGACAATAAATTTAAAACTTCTTGACCTTGAACATCACTACTCGCGTTATCATAAGATTTTAATCTATTTAAAATACCACCATCAATTAATAACTCACCTTCTTTGTTTTCAAGTAAATAATTTAAAAGACTTTGACCTGTTTGAATACCAGCGCCTTTAGCTTCTCTTGCTCTAAAACCTTTTTCAGTTAAAAACGTATTACGAAGCACGGCGTGTAATAATTCATGAGCAGCTACATTTATATTAATGCCATCAGTCAAAGCTACATCTTCATTAATAACAATAGTCATTTTACCAGTAGCATTGTCTTCTAATAAAAAACCTTGAGAAGCTCTTGCCTCTTGCGCGTTTTGTTCTAAACTATTATATTCAGCTTCAACTTCTTTAATCTTTTTTCTTATTTCTTTTTTTGTTTTGTTATCAGTTGCTTGCTCTAAATTTTCGTTTAATAAAGATAAATCATAAAGTAAGTTTTGTTCTTCTTGAGCAAAAAACTTTTCAACAGCTTGATCAGCACTAACTTCTTCTGTATCAATATCCATCTTCTTGTAAGCTTTCGTTTTCTTAACACCTTCTGTTATTTCATTTTTTAAAAAATTTAAACGAGCAATTTTAATTTTTTTATTTCTTTCTTGAAAAGCTTTTGTATCTGTAGGCCCTTGATATTTGTTTAATATATTTTTTATTTGGTTTTCAAGTAATGTTACGTTATCGTTTTGAGCTTCGACAAAAGGTGATAATACATCGTCTTTTTTCTTTTTAGATCTGTCTTTAGCTTTTTCTCTGTCTAACTCTGCAAGTTTTTTAGCTAAAAGTTTTCTGTCCGCTTTATCAGTTACTTTTTCAGCTATTCTTGCTTCATAAGTACCTTTAGTAGCTCGTTGTTGTATTCTGTTTTTAGTAAAATTATCGTTTTTTATCTCTATTTTATCTTGTATTTCAGCAATCTCAACATCAGACATTTTGTTTAACTCTCTTAACAACTGTTTTTCAGTCATTGATTGACCATTAAACTTATAAACAGGATTTTTACTAAGCAATGAAGGTATTGTAGTTATACCTGTCATCGCTATAGCTTTTTCAGTAATACCCTCAAGTAATATTTCACCAACTTCAAGCTCTTGACCACCAGCTATTTGACCTAAAGTTTCACTAGCTAAACCACCACCTATAGCGGTAGCACTACCTATCGTACCTATAGCTTTTTTAGTTTTACCTACTTTAGAAGCCTGCCTAACAACAGTTCCACCTAATAAAGCTGTAAATGTATCTACTGTTTCAACAGCAATACTTCTTTTTAAAGCTCTTTTTCTAGCTATTTCAGCTCTAGTTCCAGTTATATCAAACATAGAGCCTCTAGGGCTTTTAAAAGTTACAACTTCTTTATCATTTAAAAAAGATTTTATGTTTTCAGGAGTAAACTCTTTATCATCGTTTTGTAAGCCTTCTTGCATTATTTCGTTAAAAGTTGTAGCTTGTTCTAAACTACCACTTACACTTCCAAAAAGTCCTGACATAAAAGCAACAGGTCCAGTAATAAGTTCTTCAGGAGCAAAAGCTTGCGGGCCTAATTGACCTAAAGCTAAAACACCACCAGCAGTAAAAAGACCTTTACCTATAGCCTCTTCTCTAGCCTCTGGATTATTAGCGAACGCGCTAGCTTGCATCATAAAAGAAGAAGAGTAAGAGCTTAATATAAAAGTAGGATTTTCTGCTATAGCCATAAAAAAAGCAGTAAAGCCATTATATTTTTCTTTATTTTTATCGTAAGTACTTTGATAAGCTTGAATCTCATCAATAGGCTTCATTTTAGATATTTTAGCATGATTACTAGCTACTTTAAAAATATCTTTTTCACTAGGATCTTTACCTTGAGATAAAGCTTCTTGTAATCTTTTAGCAGCATCTATTTCTTTACCTTGCTCCCAGCCTTTTGCGCTTTCTTTATAAATGTCATTAAAAAAGTCTTTAAAAGGATTATCAGCAAAAGTATCAGTTTCTTTTACTTCAGGAGTATCTCCAGATATATTTCTAGCAATACCTAAAGCAAAAGGCACGGCTGTAGATTTAAGAAACTTTTCACCAAACATTACGTTTGGCTGATCTAAATATTTTTGCAAACTTGAGATAAAAGAGTTTTCGTCTATTGTGTTGTCTATTTGTATACCAGTAGCTTCAATATAGTCATCTATAGAAACACCACTCTGACGAGCGGCGTCTAATATCTGATCGTAAGATATTTCTGTACCGTTATAAGTATATCTCATAGTTTAAGGTCTTTTTATTGGCTTTTTGTAATCTATAAACTTACTAATATCTGACATTTTTACGTCTGCAATATTACCCGCGTTATACATTATAGGTAGTTTACTTTGATCTGGAATAACTTCTCCGCTAATAGGATCTACAATTTGAGCTCCTGGTTTAGTTGTTATTATTAAATCACCAACACTGTTTACAGTTACGTCGTAATCTTTGTATATAAGATTTTTAAACGTAGGTAAAAGTAATCTCACAGCCATAGAATTAGATCCTTTTTTATCAACAGCGCTACCCTCACCACTTCTTATAGCTTCTAACATAGATGGTTTTAAATCAGCTAAAACCTTGTCGTAGTTAGCTTGCTCAATATCTATTCTCTCTAGATCTCTACCTTCTTTATACGTTACGTTGTACCTAACCATTTCTTTTTGGTTTTGTACATTTCTTTGTTCTGATCTTATTTTAAACTCTTCTCGTGTCTCTAAAGATTTTTCTTCTGTGTCTAGCTTTTGATCTATTTTTCTATTTTCTTCTTCAATAGAAGCTTTTTTGTTTTCATTGTAAATGTTCATTAAACCATTAGCGTAATGTTCAATAAATTTTTCACCAGCTAATTCTGTATCGTAACGTAATAACTCAACAAAAGCCTTGTAGTCTCTATTTTGCTCTTCTAATTTTTCTTTTTCACCAGGAGCATAATCTTTATTTTCATCTATTTCAGTATACGTAAGGCCTTTATCAGTGATTAACTTGTTAACATAACTATCTTTGTTTTTAAACATGTAATTTTTCAACTGCTTATCTGATAAGTTATCTATTAGTTGCTCTGCGTACTCTCTAGCTTGATTTTCCGTAAGAACTTTACCATCTTGCACAAGGCTTACAACAGCATTTTCGTGAGTTGTTCTTAACTTAATACCAGCTTTATCATCTAAAGTTCCAATTTTAAATGTTGATATATCCGAATAACCATATTCACCTGCGGTTTTATAAAGCATACCATTTCTTTTAAACTCAAAGTTAAGCTCACTATAATCTCCACCCGCGGCTATATAAGTATTTGCGTTTTGCTCTTGATTATCACTAGGAGCAAGATCACCTTTTTTTATTAACTCACCGGCTTCAACTACAGTTTTTTTCCAATTATTTAAACCATTACTAACGTTTAAATAACCCTGCTTTATATCGTTCATCTCTTCAACAGCTTCTTTATGTTTTTTACTCCAAGAAGGAAATCTACTAGCTGTTTTAGCAGCTTCGTTATAAGCTTCTCTTTCTTGCTGTAAATAACGAGATAATTTTGGTCTTATTTGAGCATCTACATTTTCTAGCTTAATATCATCTGGATAGGCTTCTTGATAAGCTAAAGCTCGCTCTTTTTTATCTTTAACATAATTATTTACTCCTGCGTAAATTTTACCATAATCAACAGCTGTTTTAGCTCGTGTTGCGTAACCAGCTTTATATAAAGTTTCGTAATTTACTACTTGTGCCATATTTTATTTTTAATTTTATTAACCCGGAAGAACCGCATCTATTACATTACCAAAGAAATCTGTAGTTGCTTGTATACCTTGAGCTCTAGCTTGTTCACTTGCTGCTGCTTGACCAGCTCTTGCAGCCATAATACCTTGTACTTTTTGAAACTTTAAGTTTCTAGCGTCTGCAGCTCCTTGAAATTGCATTTGTTGAGCTTGTTGAGCGCCAGCAAGTCTAGTCATCATAGCTTGTCGAGCACCTTCTCTTTCTAAACCTTGAAGTCTAGAAGACTCTTGCATAGCCATCATTTGGTTTTGTCTTTCTTGTTGACCTATACTAGCAGCTGCTTGTTGAGCACCTGTCTGTGCTTGATTAGCTAAAGCTTGTATGTTACCAGCACTAAAGCTACCACCAGACTGTATAGCGTCTAGTATATTAGCTTGTTGTTGTGAAGCTTGCTGCGCTTGAAACTGAGCAGCTCTTTGATCAACAGTAGCGTCTTCAAAAACATTTTCCATGTCAGAGTAAACATTACCTACACCACCTGCTAAATTTTGAAAGTCAGCATACAAATTGCTAGTATCTAAACCCTCAAACTGTTTTATAGAGTCTTCTACAGCTTGTTTATCTTCAAAAGCTCTTTTAGCTCTTTCATTGTATTTAGTTCCAAACAAAAAATCAGAGGCTTTACCTAAATATCCAGCCTCACCTTCTTTTTCAAAAGGTGATTTTTTATTTTTATTTATTTGAAAACTTCCTGTTGCCATATTTTTCTTTTTTAATTATAGTTACACTTTTTAAGTTTTATTTACTACTTTCATCTACTTCAGAACTAACTGCATAGAGCTCTACTTTATTGTTTTTTGAATCTGAGTTTACCATTTTTGTTTCAGCATAATAACCTTTAACGCCGTCCGTGTTATGTGACCTTGCCTTTCTAAACATAAAATACGGGTTGCTACCTTGAGGTGGTAATAAACCGTTTTGTATAAAAATACTTGTTTGCGTTGCTCCAACAGTTATACTAGTTATAGTACCTACTAGTATTATAGAGTTACCAGTAGTTGAAGTTGTAAAACCGCTGGAGTTAGACGTTAAAGTATAATACACCTCATCACCAACCTGGCAAGAAACGTTTAAAGGATTTTGAAAATTTATTGTTGCCATATTAAGTTATATTTCCGTCAACTATATTATCAAGTTCTAGACTTATAGTTGTATTAGCAGAGCCTATTATTACAGACCCAATAATTGTTACTTCTGCGTTTTTAGAAGTATTAAAAGTTATTTCTTCTCCAGCTTCAAACACTTGATTTGTATTATATGTACCTTCACCAGATGTTCCAGTATAAGTACTTAAACTTATAGAAGGAATATCATCTGTTGTTTGAGCGTTATTACTTGTTATATTAGATGCTCTCGAAGCTGTGCTATGTTTTTTTAATCCACGAAGACTAAAACCTGAAACCGCTGTGTAAGGTCCAGCTGTAGTACCGGTTGTAGCAACTGTAGTTACTTTTGTTATACCTACATCAAATATTAAAGAACTAAACTCTACTTCAACGCCGTTAGCTCCAATGTTGTCAAAATCAGAAAGCAATGGCTGTCTAATTAAACTAAAAGCTTTATTATCAGCATCAGTACTTACTAAAGCAAAAGAGTGTTCAAAGTTAACAACGTCACCCGTGTTTCCAGTTATAACTAAATTGCTACCTTTACTAGAAAAATCAGCGTTATTAGAAGTAGAAACGCAAGTAAATGTAACTGTTTTTTGAGCTCTTTGCGTTATTGTAAACGTTGGTGTTGATGGTGAAGAGCCAAACTCACTAGCATCTAAAGCTGAACTAGTACCAGCTGTAATAGTAAACTGATAGTCATCATCAGAAGATACTGATGGAAAAGTAACCGTATCGCTATAAATACCACTAGCTGGAATAGTAGCATTGTCTAACAATGTTGAAGCTGTTGTAAAAGTATCTGATGTAAAATCGTAAGTTTTATCTGTTACACTACTACTACCAGTTAATTCACCAAGCTTTGTAATTACTATATCAAAAACAGCCCCTGCATCACCTACAATATTAAAACTTCTTTGTTGTGATATAGATGATAATTCGCTTTTGTCCATTGAAAAAGATCTAATAGACTTTGTAGTAGAAGGTTCCGATATTACTGATCTTGTAAAAACAATAGTATCATTATCTATTAAGCTAGATTTTTCAGAGTTATTATACTTTATAGTAAAACTTTTTAAAAATATTTTACCACTATCACTAACTCTTTTAAATAAAAGTTTTGTATTTGCAGGTGCAGAAAAACTAGAGCTAGATAAAGTTAAAGATATAGGACCATCAACTGAAACAACTCTAACTAAATTACTTTCAGCCAACGTTGTGCCGTCTTTTGAAACAACTAGCATACCTGGTAATATACCTTTTGTAGATTCTACAGTGCATGAGCTGCTAGCGTTTAAACTACTAGTTACATTACCAATAAAACCACTTGTCTCTATAATTTCTTCATTTTCAGATTCTTCTATAATATAATTAGACTGATTATTACCAGTTATTTGTACTGTAGGATCTTCTGCGTAATAACTATTTACATCAGCTTTAAATGTTTTAGTAAATATTACGTTATCAATATTAGACTTTATAGTTCCTTTATAAACATCTGTTATAAAAGAACTACTAGTTGTATTAGTTACTGCTAAAGTTGTTAAAACAGTACTATCGCCAGAAAAAGTTTCTGTAGTTATAGTATCATTGCTTTTAACTTGATTAATTTCTTTTAAATAAAAACCTATATTTTTTATTATCATTTTACTTTATTTTAAGTAGGAAATACACAGCTACCATCATCTATACAAGCATTAGGATTATAGTTTGTTGCCGCTGGATCTGTACAGCCCGCAATAAAACAACATGAACCATCATCAACATTAGCGCCTGGAAAATAATTAATAGCCGCTGGATCTGTACAGCCGTAAACAATAGCAATACAAGAACCATCATTTGTATTAGCGTTAGGATTATAATTCAAAGCATTAGTGTCAGTGCATCCGTAAATATATGGAACGCATGAACCATCATCAACTGTAGCCGCTGAATTGTAATTAAACATAGTTGAGTCTGTACAACCAAAAATAACTCCACTAAACATATCAATATCTATATCTATAGTAGTTGAAGTAAGCGCGGGTGTAGATAAAAAAGACTGTGTTAAATTTATTTCTAATTCTATGTGAAATATAACTTCAGTTTCTGGTTTACCAGTAGGATTTTTTACACTCGTAGGATTACCATCAGTGTCTGCGTAAACTTCATATATATCTATTGTTTCTATATTTTTAGCTTGTAAAGCTCCACTAGCAGGAAAAGTATACAGTTGATAACTAGTGTTTTCCTGTGCGCCTGTAGCTACATCAACGTGATCGTAAGATGTAGTTACACCGTGAGGTGTAATTGGCGTTACATCGCTGTCTACGGTGCTTGACAAAGATTCTATTTTAAAATCACCAGCAAATATATCTTCACCTGGTTTAGGTGTTATCTTCATAATATATTTATTTTCGTAACCACTAGTTGTAGGTGTACCATCACCACCTGTAGGATCTGTGATTATATCTACTGTGTATTTATTATCTAAATTATTAGTCTGTGTCATTTGAGTCTTTTATTATTAGTTTTTGTACAGAAACTAAACCTGTATAGTCGTTACTGCTACCTAAACCTTGAAAATTAAATTTATCTGTATCTATATCTACAACATCACCAACATTAATATTACTACCTTCATTTAAACCAGTTCTTCCTTTTATATAATTAAACCATTTGTTTTCTTTTTTTCTGAACTCGTTTACAGCACCAATATCTTGATCTGTTTGCACGTACTCAGCAAACCAACCTTCTTTATCTTGCAAGTTATAATAACCAGTGTACATTTGATTATCTTGCCTAACTTTACTTTGAGTTCCTTCGTAGTTTAAAGTTTTAAAGTTTTTAATAGAACTAGGAGATTCATTAAATATAAAAGTCACACTAGATTCAGTTGATTCAGCGTCTGTAATATCTGAATAAAAAGTATTGTGAATACCTTCAATGTGGTGTTTATATATTTGACCTTGTTTAAAAGTATAATAGTCGTTTGACACACTACCGCCTAGCTCTTGTATAAAAGATTTAAAGCTAGACCAACCATTAACTGATTCTTTATATGTTACCGTGTGTTGCTCTTTTACTTTTGACGTTGGTAAAATTTCTAAAGTTAAATTATATTCTGATTTTTTATCATCATAAGAGCCTATTAAAGTTCTGGCATTTTTCAACCTATCTTTAAACCAGTCTTTCATACCATAATCAGATATGTTTGTTAAACCGTCCATGGAAAGTCTAAGTACAGCACCTCTTTGTTTGTCTGTAAAATAAGCTCTATAGCTTTCTTTAGAAAAGCTTTCTGGATTTTGAGATATACCATAATCACCTATAAAAGGTTGAGCTTGACCTAAAACCCTATTACTTGCCGTTAACTGAGTATTACCGTCAGCGTTAAAAAGTATATCTTTATCAGCATATATTTTAACTATTTTATCTTCACAAAGAGCAACTAAATCACTGTTTCTTGCAAAAAGCTTTTGTATACTACCATAAGTAGGATCTAAATCTTTTGTTATACCTTCAGCTGATATAAATTGATTTAAATTATTAATACTATTTTTACCGTTATATATCCCGGAAAATATCAAACCACCTTCAAGTCTTTGTTCTCCATAAGCTTTTTCAGTTACAGTAGAAACTTTAACACCTTTATCTAGTCTAGGAAGATTAAAAGTATCTCTTATTCTATCAGACTCTACACCGTTACTAAAAGAAAAACAGTTAAACCAGTTTAATTGTTTATCACCGCCAGCGCTAGGATTAATTCTTACTTCTTCAGTATCGCTATAAAAAGAACCAGGACCGCTTGGGTGATCAATAGCTATTGTTAATTTAGTTTTATGTAATGGATGTGTTAATTCTAAAAGATCTCCATGAAATAATAGTAGTGAATTAGAATTATTTACATTAGTAATAGTTATATAACCTTCAACATGATTAGCTATTATCATTGCATTAGTACCATTTTGATCTAAAGTAGAACCAGCATTTGTTATGCCTAAACTGTTATGTGCTTTTACTTCTGTTCCAATAGGTATATAAAGTTGAGCGTTTTGTTTTGTAAATTTTAAAGGATAATTTTGACTAGCTTCGTAATATATATCTAAATCAACATCTTCTTTTGGCTCTGTTTCAAATATAGCTGGAAAATCTGGTATTTCATTTTCATCATCTAATGCTGAAGAAAAAGAAGCAAACACTCTAAAGTTAAGACTATTATTGTCTGGTGTTGGTGTAGTTGCAGAGCTAGCAATAGGATCAGTTGTAAAATCTTTATCTAAATGAAGTCTAAAAACAACTCTTCTTTGTTGTTCAAGATTTATAGAAGAGCTATGCGCGTTTGAAGAGATACCTGTGCTTGTATTTAAATTAGCGTTTACATAGTTAGCTGAAGAAACAGCAATTATTTTATACACAGTAGTGTCTGAATTAAACTGTATAAAATTACCAGGTTTAAAACTAAATAACATGTCAAGATCTTGCGATGGTAACGGATCGTAATCAGAGTTAGATATATAACTATAAGCTATATCAATACTGCTTTGAGCGTTTTCTATAGGTGTACCTACTCTTATATTCGCAGGTAAATCTGAAGCGTAATCAGTAGTAGCTCTAACACCTTTATTTCTAAAATCAGGTAAATTACTACTTAAAGTACTAGCAGCAGTAAAAGCTACGCCTATAGCACCACCTAAACCAAAATCTAAGTCATCGTGCGTATCAGAGCTACACACAAGTGTAGAGCTAGAACTTGTAGTTGGTGGCTCCGCTTTAGCGTAATAATAAGCTTCATCAACAAACCACCTTCCTTTAGCTAACTCACTACCGTTTTGAGTTGCAAATCTTTTCCAATGCTCTAAAGTATCAAAGTCAGTAGTATTTGAACTTATCGTACCGTTTACAGAACTATTACTTATAGAAGATCCTAAATCAAAATTAGTGCCATTTATATAATGTAAGCTTCTTGAAGCTATAACTTGTCTTTTATTGTTTGCTTGAGTAGGTAAAACTTGCTCTGTTATTAAAACATCTTTAAATATTTTTACAAAAAATCTACCATCAAACTCAGGTTTATTTCTAACTTTATAGTCATAAAACTCAATAAAACAATTTGAGTTTAAAGTAGAACTACCATCTACAGCACCAGTAGTGTTCATTATAAAATGACCTAACGAATTTGCTTCACCACCAGTATCAGGTCTTATAGGTTGCTCTAGAACAAAGTTAAATCTACCTTCATCACTTTCGTGGTTAAAAGCTATTTGAGGTGTTTGTTCTAACTCTGCACGAGCAGTTACTTGCATTACTGATACTACGTTGTAAAATCTTGATTTTAAGTTTTTAGACTCATTTACAAATCTTATTCTATACCTTGTGTTTACGTTTGTTATTTCACTAGAAAATAAATCTCCAAAGTTTAACGTTGCGTATTTATCTCGTAAACCATCAGTACTAACATCGTCATTATCTAAGATAATAGTAAAACTATCAACAGCTTCTAAGTCAACGTTAGAGTTAGAAAAGTTAACTGGTGTTCTAACTGTAGTTGCACCGTCAAAAGTTTGATCTAACTCATTATTAGCTGGGAAATGTATAGTCTGTGGTGATAATGGAAGTTTACCTAATAAAGCTTTTCTTGTTTTTACAAAATCAGGCGCGTTGTTAGATATAGCTAAAACTTTATATTTAGTAGTATCTTCAACAACATTGTTTTGACCTCTACCTTTTTTTAATATTAGATAAGTATCTTCGTCTATTTTATTTCTTTCAGCTGAAGGAAAACTTAACCAAACATTACCATCTTCAGCGTTGTAAACCCTATCAACAACCATGTTGTAATATTCGTTAGAACTTTCTTTTATATAAAACTTGTAATACTCTATTTCTTTGTTTGTAGGGTGATTACCTGGGTTTATTCTTAATTTACTAGTTTGACTAGATTTTGTTTTAGGTACTCTATGGCTAGCTTCAGAATTTGTAAACACAGGAGTTTCTCTTCCGTAAGTATCTCTATAAACAATACCTATTTGATATTCTCTTAATGACTTTATAGATGGAGCACCTATTCTATTAGATTTTGTTTCCGCAAGGTATTTTATAGTTGTAAATTGATCAACTAAAAAATCCCATTTTTCATTAGCTGTTTTTACAAGGTTATAGTCTTTAACGTAGTTACCATATATTAATCTATTAGCGGTTATATCTAAAGACTTAGCCTTTCTAGGTACATCATCAAAAGTTCTTATTAATTGATTTGAAGGTAATATTTTAAATATAGACTCTGATTTTAAAGAGTAAGATCCTTGTATATCTGAGTTTATTGAGTTAGTTAAAATACCAGCATCTACTAAATCAGCTGTAGAACCTTGTGATCTCCAAGGGTTAAGCCCACTATTTGGGTTAGTGTCTTTGTATTTTAAACTGTCAACAATATATATGTTTGGAGAAACAGAGTCTTTATATAAAAGATCTAACTCAATAACATCATCTGGTAAATCTGGAGTAATAAAATCTTGAAGTGTTATATTATAAGCTGTATTTTCCATAGCTAAGTTATAACCAACTGTAGGATGTAAATTAAATATACCAGGATCAAAAGCTACAGTAGTAAAAGGTGCAAAAGTAGAATACTCACCGTCTTTATATTTCCACCTATAACTAAACCTTACAAATTTATCTTCAAATAAATTATTTTCTTTTTCTTCTAGTGAGCCGGCAAAAACAAGGTTTGTTCCAACAGGCGTGTCTGGAGATATAGCTTGTATAGTTATGTTTATATTTATTTGTTGACCAATACCAGCTGCGTTTGGTACTGTAAAAGAAAAATTATTTACAATAGCTCTAATCTCAGCATCTACAACAGGAAAGACACCTGCAGAAACACTTGCGCCAATGTTAGTTGAAATAGATTTTAAAAGTAAAACATCACCATTGTTTATATCTAACAAAGAGTTTTGTTGATTTATAATAGACATCCAGTGTGTTTGGCCTGGCTGTAACAAAGTTGTACCTGATGAAACAAAATTAGTAGAGTTTGTTACACCATTAGTACCCGTAGTTTTGTGAGCAATAAAGTTTGTATTTTTTTGAGCGGCAGATTCTGTTTTTACAAACAAAGGATTTAAAGGTGAAGGTTTTATTACTGTTATGTGTTTTTCTTCTAAGTAAATATTACTGTTTATACTTATATCTCTATCTTCAACTATTAGCTTCGTAGGTGTAGTAAAATCTAACGTACCTCTTTTACAGTCATTTATATTAATTTTTTTTGGTTCAGAAAAATTATCTGTCCAAAATAAAAAATCATCAATAATAGAAATAGCAGTAATTATATTTTTAGAAATAAAGTTTAAAGCTCTTGAAGACTTAAATCTAAAACCTACTAAAGTAGTACCTTGTGGTATTAGTTGTGTAGGCGCTATTGGTTTATTAAAAATAATTTTATTACCAATTATTTCTTGAACTTTTAAATTTAAACCTAACACAGAGTTTATAAACTCACCAGAACCATCATCACAAAAAACAATTATTTCCATATTTTCTTTTATGTAAATAACTTCTTCTTGATTAAAGTTTAAATCAAAAGTTTGTATTGAGTCTATAGGTGTAACTGGAAAAAAACCAAATAAATCAGTATAGTCAACGTGTATGTCTACGTTGTAAACATCAACAACAACTGGGTTTGTTTGATTAACTGAAAATTCAGCTATAGTGTCTATTCTTAAATTCTGAAAAGCAGAACTTAAATTTTGAGCTCTAGTCCCCCAGTTGTCTGGCGTTGGTAAAGCGTTTTCAGGTACAGTAAACTCACCATCAAGTAGTTCTATAGATTCGTTTTCATTTGTTGTAAACCAGTAAACAGAGTTTGTTTTTTCGTCACTAATAGTACCTACACATTTTAAAACACTAAAAGGATCTGTTGGAATATTAGAAAGCTTTACGTTACCTAAAACGTTTTGCACAACACCAACGTCAGAGTCATCTGAAGTTGACACTTGTATATTCATAGCATCTCTATATTCACCGTTAGGTATTAATCTTTCATCAAGATCTTTATTCATACGACCTGACGAAAAACCCTGTTTTATCTCTGGCATACTTTAGTGTTTTATTCTCTTAGATTTACCTCTAAGTATTTGTGTTATTTCTTCTAATTTAATATTTGATAATCTTAACTTAGCTTTTCTAATAGCAGCTGATTTTTCTTTTTTAAATCTAGCAACTAAATATTCTGGCGTGTTAGCTCTAGTAGCTAATATTGCATGAGCAATATATTTATACATAGCTTCTTCAGCAAACTTATGAACTTTCATTTCATCGTCAGTACCTAAACTATCACTTATATATTCTAGTATTAAAGTTTTACCACCAACGTTAGAGCTAAAATGTATTTTACCAACAAGCTCATCAATATAAAAGTTACCATTAACTTGAGCATACTGTGGATCTATACCATACCTTTCACCTATAATTAAATCATAAGTACCATCATCATATCTATCAACATTATCACCAGGCATGTGTGATTTATAAGATGTCCAAGTGTCTGATTCTGTTTCAAAATCTAACTCATCACTAGCGGTTAAGTTATAGGTTCCGTCAGCTTTTTGTTTTATATTTTTAGGATTTGATGTTTTAATAGCTGGGTATAAAACATGCTCAATACCAGCAGCGTCACTCCAAGATAATTTAACATAGTTAACGTAATCTTGAGGTAACAACATTTGAAGATTTTCTGGTACTTCTATTTCTTGAGCTTTTGTAGATTTAAAAGTATCAAATGATAACTCTTGTAAAGCTCTTTGAGCATGAAAAGCAACATCTGTTCTTTTTATTTTTGATATTATTTTGTTTTCTCCAACATAAGCTATTATAAACTGATTTATTATATCGCTTAATGAAGTAAATTGATAACCACCAAGATTACCTGAGTTTTGGTATTGTAATTGAGTTTGATTGTCTAATAATCCCATTTATTAAGCTTTTTCTTGTTGAACGTTTTGTAAATCTTCTTGACTAGCTATTTGATATATATCTTTACCCATTGATATTCCAGCAAGTTGTAATATTTTATTTACTAACTCAACTTGCTCTGATGGGTGAAGTTCGAAGTGATCGGTTTGACCTGGATTCCAAACAGCATTTTCACCTACAACAACATAGCCCCACTCTGGCTCTTTAGGTATTTTAACATAAGTACAGCTTATAGATGTTATTGATTCTGGAATTACTGTTATTTTATCATTGCTATAAGTATACACAGGTCTTTCATCTGTAGGTTTAGCTAAAGGTGATAAGTTTATGTACAACAACTCATTTTCATTAACTTGCTCTACTTCTTTACGAGAACTAATTACAGTGCCTAATCTGTAAAAATCTGTTGGTAAGTCAAAAACATTATTATTATTAGTACTAGTTAAAGTAGCTGTTGTTTCAAATACATTTATTTTTTCATTTAATAAATCTAACATATCAGAGTACTCTGTATCGTTACCAGGTAATCTACTAAACTGATTTATATCATAAAAATATTGTTCAAAAATTTGAAGCTGAGCTGTTTTAGCATATAAATTAAATTCTTGAGGAGTTATGTAACCTCTTTGTTCTTTATTTGCTACAGCTAAAACCGTTTGATATACTGTATCTATATTTACCATAATATTTTTTTGTAGTATTGTAACCACCCCGAAGAGTGGTTACTCTACTAAGGTTGTTACGAGTTTAATCGTTTTTCTATACTTGCATATATTTCCATACCTTCATCAGTTTTAAACCAATGAGCAAGCGCAGTATAAGGGTGTTCGTCGAAAGGAACTGTCATTATAACCCTATCGTTTGATCCCCACATAAATTTACGTTGATCATTAGATAACTTAATAATTTTAAGTTCTGTAGCTTTAATACCAAAGTTTCTAAGCTGAACGTTGTCATCAGAAGCTAATTCTAAGAACAAAGCGGGATTTTTTCTAGCAAACACTAGTAAATCACGTTTAAGCTCTTTAGAACTCATGTTAGCTACGCTAGAACCTTTTTCTACACGCATAATAGCTTCTGCTAATTCTAATTCCATATCTCTAGCTATGATTATTGCGTCTGCTTCTAACTCTAACACTTCTATTTCATCAGCAGCTTCAACTTCAGGTTGATGTTCGTAAAATATATTATCTCTATGAGGGTGATATAAAGACAATAACTTTTGTAAAGTTGTTTTTTGTTTTTCTACAAATAAAGCGCCATTTCTAAAAACAACATGCTCTAATCTTTGATCGCCTTTCATTTCATCTACAAATGGTGTTTTTTGATTTTGACAATATTTAAGTTCTCTTTCGTAACCTTTTTCTTCGTCAAACCAGTAAATACCATTTGTTTTTAACATATAAGATAAAGGTTTTCTATTTGATTTTAAATAATAAGCTCTATCTTTTATTTCCCAAGTTGGTTTTTTAGGCTCAACTTTTTTAGGTTTTGGTGTTTCAACAATTGGTGTTTCAACAATAGGTACCTCTACCTTTTCTTTTGCTTGTTTTTTCTTTGCCATAATATAATATATAATAAAATTAATAAAATAAAGTCGAGGCCGAAGCCCCGACTTTTAAATAATGATTTACTTCATTAACATAAAGTTGTTAGCACCTTGAGTGATTAAACATCTTTCAGTTAAGAAATGTAGTTGCATTACGTCTAAAGCAGATGTAGCAGCACCTACAGAACCAGTAACCCAAGTTTTCATTCTTCGGTCATCAGTTTGTGAAGCTCTATATCTTACATGTAAGAAAGGTCTCTTCATGCTAGCTCCAACAGTTTGATCGTAAACTGAAGAAGTACCAGCAGGAATCATAACACCTCTGATTGCATTAGCACCAGCGACATCGTTAATACCACCTCTTGTACCTTTGTCATTTAAGTATCTGAAGTCAGACTTGTAGAAGTCATAAGAACCTCTTCTGAAACCAGTGAAACCTAAATTTAAAGCCATGTCTTCAGAGTTGTTAAATACACCGTAAGATGTACCACCAGCTCCGTAAGAGTTCATTGAAGCTAACATATCATCAATAGCTAAGCTAGTTGATCTGTTAACAAACATCATGTACTCTTCAATAGCACCTTGCTTATCAAACTCAGCTAAGATCGCATCGAACTCAGCTAAATCAGTAGCAGCGTTAACACCAGTTATACCAGTAGTTACGTTACCTCTAGACTCAATAGCAGCGAATAAACCTTGCGTACCAGCTGAATCAGTTGCAGCAGGTCCTAAAAACGCAGCTACATCATCAGTAGTTTGAGCAGCTAGCTCACCTTCTAACATTGCCATTTCAATGTAGTCAGTAAATCTTGCTCTTGTGTCAGACTCAGCTTTTAAGTACCATAAGTAACCTGATTGTCCAGACTCAGTTGATATTTCTACCCAACCAATTCTTGAAGCATCAGAACCGTTAACTTCGTAATAATCTTTCATGATTATTGGTTTGTTAGTAAAAGTGTTAAATTCTGGCTCATTAGCTCTATGGCTGCTAGAAGAAGCAGCAGCACCTCCATAAGCGGAAGTATATTGACTACCTTTACCGTACTCAGAACCGTAAACTAATAGTGTACCAGTATTACCTTCACCAAGAGCGGTAATGTCAGCGGCACCATAAGGCTCTACTGAAATTGAATCTCCATCGATTCTAACTACGATACATTTTAGTACAGCAGCTGAAGTAGCTACTATAATAGTATCGTTAATTCTTACACCGTGAGAAGTTGCTGTATAAGTAGCGTTAGTGTCTATATGGTCAGTAATAGTTATTTCACCACCATTAGTTACAGAACCACCACTTACTCCATCAACATCAGTAATTGTACATGTATATGCTAAGTGTAATCTACCTTGCTCAGACCAAATAACTTGATCTGCAGTCATAGGCTCTTCAGCACCTACTTGTGCTAAGAAACCTGAAATTGTACGAGGTCCAAAAACCTCAGCCTCTTTTTCCATTAAATCTGGAACGTATTGTTGACCCCAACCTGCGTTAGTTGAAAGGTCTAGGTAATTTGAAGCAGTAGCCTGTTGTGATACGCCAGGTGTACTGTTTAATAAATTACCAGGATTTGAAATTGCCATAATTTTGTAATTTTAAATTTGTTATTTATTGTTTCTAATTTTAAACTTAAAATCATTAGAGTTACTACCTAAAACCTTTACTTTAACACCTCCAGCTTCAACTTCACCAAAAGCTTGTCTTGGATTCATATCAACGTTTTTAGATTTAGCTATACTTTCTTTTAAAGCATCAGCCTTACCTTGTTCGTAAAAGTGTCTAGCAACAGCATCAGGATTCATTGCTGTAAACAAAGATTTGTGATAACCTGCAGCATCTTCCATTTCATTGTTTTTGTTTAAGAACTTCTTTACAAAATTATTAATGTCGCTTTGAGTTTCTTTTATCTCATTAGTATTTTTAACGTTAAACCTATACTTTTTATCACCAACATCATAATTAAAACCTTTAAAGTTTTTATTAAATAATCCGTCAGTTTTTAATTTAAAAGTATTAGCTTGACGTTCTACAACTTTTTTATTCTCTTCTGATTCTTTGTTGTATCTATTAAAGAAATCCATAGCCTTCTGTTGTTCAGGAGTCAACTTTGACCCAGCTTTAATTTCTTTATAGTATTTAGACTTTTGCCCGTCTAGGTGGCTTCTAGCGCTGGCAACTTGCTCTTTAAACGCTAGTTTTTTTCTTTTTATATCTCTTTCAGTATCTTCTTCTTCATCGTATGAAAAAGAGTCTTCTATCAAAAAACTAATTTCTTCATCTGTAAGATGCTTTTTAGTTTGTTTATAATATTCTCTTAATACGCTATTGTCATCGTATTTAGTGTAATCTTGATTTAGTCTAACATAATCTTCAACGCTACCACCAGTTTCTTCCATAAAGTTAACTAGCTCTTGTATATTTTCTGGTAACGCTTTACCTGTTTCTTGAGCTTCAGCTATAGCTTCTTTAGTTTCTTCAACTAATTCTTCTGTTTGTTCTTCAACTTGTTCATCTGTTATTTCCTCAATAACGGGTGTTTCATCTTGAACTTGTTCGGAGACTTCTTCTCCGGCAGGTTTTTCATCTGTTGCTTCGACGTTTTCTTCGAGTACTTTTTCGCTAGTTTCGGATTTGTCGCGTACAGGAACCTCATCTGTGCTTTGCTCTGGAACGGCATCTGTTTCTGTTTTTTTAGTTAAATCTACTTTGATGATATTATCATCTATTGTTTCTTTTTTTGCACTAAGATCTACCTTAGTAACATTATCAGTAGTCTTTTCAGCTACTTTTTCTTTTTGTTTTTTTGCCATAATATAATATAATAATAATTAATAAATTTTATCTAGGATCAAATGTACCTAAATTAAAGTCTCCGCTAAGTATATCATTACCTGCAGACTCAAAGTTTTTAGGTGGTTTACCTGTATTTCTTTGATCTATAAGTTCACTTTGTTGTGAAGCTTGTATTCTAGTTCTTTCATCTTTACGATCTTCTCTTTCTTTTTCTCTAGTTTTTACACCTTCAACCTCTAAATTTTTAAGCTGCATGTTCATTTGAAACTCTAAAGACATAAGTTGTTTTTTATACTCAACTTCTCGCGCTTGCTTTTGAGCTTCAAGCTGAGCTTTAACTTGTTCTAACTGAGCTTGCACTTGAGCATTAGCTTGATTCTTTTGTATTTCTGCTTGAGCCGCAACTTGTTGGGCTTGTGCATTAGCCTGTGCTTGAGCTTGTATGTTTTGTTGCTGCATCATTTGATCACGTTCTAGCTTCTTTTTTCTACGTATTTTTAGCATTTGATTTGCTAATTTGATGTTTTTAATTTCACGTATATCTATAACGTCATCAAGATCAACAGAACCTTGTTGTAATGCAACTTGTATATTGTTTTCTAATATTGCTTTTTCTTCTTCATCTGGAGCTAATTCTATAAATATACCAAAATCGTATAAGTGTAAATTAGACATTTCTTCTAATGTAGCAACGTTGTGTGTACCTATACTTTGTATGAAGGCGTCTTTTGTAGGTGAATACTCTATAATATCAGATATTCTTAATGATAATTGCTCTGCTATTTCAGCTGTCAAAAATAAACCAGCTTGTAATATATGTCTTGTTGCTGTGTTACTATTTGCAGCAGCTAGCTTTTGTACTCCAACTAAAGCGTTTTTATCTGGTGTGCTACCATCTCTAGCTTCATTAAGCCCGGTAGTATCTCTAATCATTTGCAAGTAGTAATTATAATTACCAATAAGCGCTTGCATTTTATTACCACCACTACCGCTTGTTATTTCTTGTATTGGTACTTTACCAGGGTTCATATCACCATCAGAAGTCATTGATCTACCAATAACACTACCAGTTTGGAAGAACATGTTTAAAGCTTCTTGTGGGTTATAATTAGTACCATTACCTAAATCAACTTCAGCTAAACCATCAGCATCTAAATAAACACCATCAGGCACCATACGTGATAGCACTTGTTGTATTTTTAAATGAGTAAGCTGTATCATATCAGCAAAACCAGTTATACGTCTAACTAAACTTTCAATTTTACCTTTATATAAACGAGGTGCAACAATAGAATAATTCATTTTTACTTTATTGTAATCGCTTTTAGGACGCATCATGTTTTTAGATATTTCCCATTTTAATAGTTTATTAGTACCTAATATTAAAGCGCCTTCGTATAAAACTTCTATAGCTCTATGTAGTCTCGTAAAGTTACCTTCTTTATCTTCTGGTGGATTAAAAGTATCATCTTTTTCAATAGCTTTTTCTGCACCGCTACCAATTTCTTTTACTTTATACACTTCGTTCATATAAGTTTTATAATTAAAATATAAAACTTGAACTTTGTTATTATCTATTTCTTTATATTGCGCTGAGCCTTGATCGTAATTAGTTTGGTGATAATTTTTGTTTTTAATTATATCTTCTAAATCTTCTTGCTCTAAAAACGGAAACTCTTTAGCTAATTCGTTTACAGGTATTTTTTTAACTTCACCTACATAATATAAATCATCAAAATAAGGTGATTCTGTATACGAATAAACTAAATCAGCAGGATCTACATAGTTTATCGTAACACCTTCAGAAGTGTTAAAACTAGTTTTTACAGCACCAATACCTAGTACTGTTAAGTCGTAATAAAAACGCTTTGTTATTAAATCATAATTATTACCTTGCATTAAAGTGTTTAAAGCCTGTTCTTCTGCTAACTCAACTGATTGTTTATAGTTTAACTGCATGTGAAGTTGCAGCTCGTCTTCAGAACCAGGTAATACTTCAGGATCATTTTCTGATAATCTTATATTGAAAGCTTTTTGAGAAAACTCATCAAGCTCTTTAGTTCTCATATCCATCAATATACTTTCCATGTAATCAGTTCTTTTTTGAACACCAAACGGATCTTGTGAGTAAGCTTTTATATCATATACACGATCTGACAAACCGTTAACAACTATATCTACAAATTTAGGTATTATAGGTACAGGTTTCCAATCAAGATTTAAATAGCTTAAGTCACCATTTATAGATAACTCATCTTTATATTTTTGTATTGACTGTTCGCCTCTAGCGTATAATCTTAAATTATGATAATTGTTTTTATTAGTTGTATATCTAGTTTGATTATAATCATTGTAAAACCACTCTGTTTCAATAGCTTTAGCAACTTTTAAACCGTAGTCGTAACTTAACTTTTCAGCATCACTTACAACTTGACTTGGAAAATAACTTTTTACCGCAGACTCTGCCATATTTATTTTATTATTTTAGAATTATAACCAGCATTACTATATCTGGATATGTTTATATTTAGTTTTTGTTTTTCAACGTTTGGATTTGGCGCGTACAAATGTCTATTGCAAGCCATAATAGCTAAACCACTACTAATCGTTGCGTCAAACTTTGTACGTTTGTTTATATCAAACTTACCCCAATCGTTTAAAGTTCTGTTAAAGTACATGCTTCCATAACTACCTGTTTGCATCTGACCAACATGGCCTTGTATATACATTTCTATTGCAGCAGCATGTGCTTGTTTAATGTCTTCACTTGAATTAGGTATACCACCTATTTCTTTTTCAGCTGTCGACAGCTTATTCCAAGATCTATCAGGACGATTCATACTATAACCTCTATAACCACGTCTTCGTAAATAGTACAATAATCTTGGTTTGTTGTTTTCTGCAAGTAACGGCATACCGTAAAACACTAATGCCATTAATACATCTTCAAAAAATATATCAGCTGTTTGTGGTCTAGCTATATATTCTAAAAAAAATTGATTAGCAGGTGCTTCTTCCATGCTAAACTTTGTAAGTCCGTGTAACGAGCCTTTTGAACCTTTACCATCTACAGTACCGCTAATGTCGTAGCTATCGCAGCCAAAAGCGCCCAGATGATCGTTGCCAGGGTATTTGCTTCCATTTTTTAATTTAATTTTATTTTGTAATTGTGATGGTGGCACCCAACTAATATTAAATCTACCTTTTGGGTCTGGATAAAATATTACTTGTGTATCTTTTATACCATTAATCCATTGAAAATTACCTGTGTTAATTGGTGGTTTTACACCTTCATTATAATCTATTTGTTCGTATATTCTAATTAAATTAAATATACTATTTTTTGCTTCATCTCTAAACGCGTGTTCTTCAGTTCTTGGAAACTGTCTGTAAAATTCGTTTAACGCATCTTGATCGTTTTTTAAACCATCAGCTTCGTTTTGCCAATGATCTATTATACCGTAATCTATTAATTCACCGTCTGGTCCGAAAACATCATTACTTGGACTATTAAAGACTGGATGTCCGTATTCATCAATAAATCCTTCGTAGTTCCACTCCATTGGGATAAAGAGAGAATAAAGCCCAGACTTTGTTTGTCCATTACGGTTTCGTCTATTAACATCTGAGTCATAGTATAATTTTTTAAAGTTATCACCTCCTTTATCAAGAGCATTGCTAGTACTACCCATCATACACTTACCAACTACTCTAGCACCTAAACGTAAACATGTTTTAGTTACACGCCAGTTATTTAATATATTATCTGGTCTTTCCCACTTACCACTTTCATCGTGTACTAACAAGTTTAGCTTTTCACCGTCATAACTATTATCACCAGTATTTTTCCAGTCTATAGTTGTATCTAATCCTTGTAAGTCTTCTTGCTTTTCGTTTGCAGTAATTTTTCTACGAGTAAACTTACTCGCAGGTACACGGTAAGCAAGCTCAGACTTAGGTCTATCCATACCATCTTGTATCGGTTTAAAGAAAAACGGATAGTTAACAGATATTGGTACAACTTTGTCTGTAAACATTTTTTTTGCATCTGCTCCACTTTTTGATAATATACCATATCTACTATCACTTGATATTGTAGCTAAGTTAACTGTTTCAGCTGATGACATAAAAGAAAAACCAGATCGTCTATTTTTTAAGTAGCACATACCATAACATCTTTTATCAGCTTTACATGCTTCCCAAAATATATAGAATAATCTATTAGCTTCTCTAAAATCAGGTGCACCTACATCTATTTTACTCCACTGTAAATACATGTAGTGACTACCTGTTATGTATGTTGACTTACCGTTGTTTTTAAACCAGAAACCCTCGTCTCTTCGTTTAAACTCTTCGTCTATATAATCATACCATTGGTCTTTAGCTTCTTCAGGATAACTACGCCAGTCAAATATGTTCTTTAGTTTAGATAATTCTTTAGGATATTCTAACCTTTGCCATTTGTTTTTACTGTGCACATGCACTCGCACTGGTTCCAACGGCAGAGCAATGCGCAAACCTTGCAGCTCAATGATTTCACCAATTTTACCAGTTTTTGATATAACGATAATATCGTGTTCTTTATTATATCCATATTGCCATTTTTTACCCCTGTTCATACGAGTTATAGCCGTACGTTTAACAGGTTCAATTATTTTAACTAATGTTTGTTCGTAACTCATTTTGATCTACCTTCAGCAAAACCTCTAAACACTCTTTGTTTCTTTTCTTCTGGCTCTTTACCTTCAAGTATATTCTCTTCTTCTTGTATTCTGTTTAATATTTCAAACGCATCAAATATAGCTAACTTTTTTGTAGCTGCAGCGTTTTTTAATCTATCAGCACTAACATCATCTTCTGTGTTAGTTATTATTTTTTCTTTAGCAACATTAATAAGCTCTTCAACTGCTTTGTGCCCAGCTTGGATTATAAGCTTTTTCGTCTCCTTGATATTCATATTTAATTGTAATAAATTTAGTGTATACTCTGTACAGTAGCTCATTATCAATAACAAACTCGTAATTAGATATTGGTGTAAAACCTACAAGATCTTTTGTTTTAAAACTACCATCAGTGTATTTTACAATACCTATATTTTCTTGTGTTTCACTATTAGCGTACTTATCTTTGTTTTTTATAGGTTTAACCCAACAAAAACCTTTTGGTGAGTGCCATTGCCAAAACTTTTTATATAAAAATATTTGATCTGGCTGCACTATATAAGTGTCTTCGTTAAAATAGCTTTTACTATTTTTTTCTACACCTTTAACATTATGCCAGCGTCTAAACACGTTATGATGTAATATAACATCACTACCTATATCTATATCTGTATTACCAATAATAGGCTTTGATATTACAGTTGCTTGTCTGTTAACGTATTGATGATTGAAGATTTCAGTGTTAACAATTAACTCTTTATCTCCAACCTTCTTTACGTTATTATATCTTTTACCTATTGGCTTTACAACAAAGTTGTAAACGCTTTTCATTAGTACTCTAGATTATATTCTACAGATACAGCCATGTTTTTGTTAAAGTCTTTCCATGGTAAAACTTCTTTACCTTTTCTAATATATATTGAAAACTTATCATCTTCTTCTATTATATCACAAATAGTATGTCCACCGTAAACTTCTTGACCAACAGCGTAATGCATTGCATCGTTCTTATAATCTTTACCTACACTAATCTTTCTTATTAGCTTCGCCATCTTCAGGATATTGTATTGTACCATCTTCAATATTAACATTTACTGTGCCATAATCTTTTTCAAGCTCGTCTTGTATTTTTCTAAGCTCGTCTTGCATGCTAACTACTTGATGAGAGATCATGTGTTTAGATGTTTCAAGTCTACCAATCTCCATTTGAGCTTTGTTAATATTACTTACAATTGTTTGTATTTTTTCTAATTGCGAAGGCGTAACCTTCTCTGGTTTTAAGTCAACCAACTCTTCTTTTTTTGCCATTTTATTTAATTTAAATTAATTATTAATCTTCTGTGTTTATCCACTCAGACTTATTTAATTCAGCTTTTATTTCTGAATATGTATATTGCGTTTTACCGCTTAAAAACTCTGGAGTATCACCTTCAAACTTTACAAAGGTTTTAGTCCCAGCATTATTGTATCTTAATGTTTCTTCACTTCTTTCTATTACTTTATCAAACTCTATAGAGGAAACATCACTTGCGTTTATTATTACGTATTTTATATTTTCAAACATTATCCTGGTAAATTGTTTTGATTAATTAAGTTAGAAGTACCACTACAAAAACCAAAGTTACCTTCAATTTTTTTTACAGATACATTATCTACTGTAAAGGTATAAGGTGCACCAGTATTTCTTGCTATATTTATACCATTAGAATTACTGTTTGCTACCCAGCAAATTTCTATATTTTGAGGAGAACCTGTTAGTGCAACAACACCGTTAGCAGATGTTAAACCTCCGAGGTTATTTGCGTCATCTTGAAATCTCATTTCTTTTCCAGAAGTACCGTTAACAGTAGCTTTTAGTATATACGCTTCGCCAGAAGTTAAAGAACCGTTCATTTTAGCCTCACTTTGAAACAAAGCGCTATACTGACCATCTTCAGGCACTGTAACCGTAGCAACACCATTATCTATAGTAGCGTTAGTTTTACTCCATATACTGTCACTGTCAAAACCACCGTTAACTATTTTCTCACTACCAAGACTAGTATCACCCATGTCAAAAATAATACTTGTTGTATCGCTAGTATTTTGAATTCTACCATCGCCAAAACGCAACCATTGCTTTAAGGCGTTTGCGCTACCTGTTAAATCTAAATCTTCAGCGTAATTAAACTTTCCTGTTTCATTATATATTCTTGCTATTTCTGTAGCTGATAAAACTCTAGAAAAATAAGCGCACTCATCCATATAACCTGTTAAATAACTATTATCTGCGTTAGCGTTTTTACCTAATATAACTCTATCAAATGTAACACTTTCTCCAATAGTATCTGCTGTTCCAGAAAAAGTGTTTTGTAAAACACCGTTAAAATACAGCTTTATAGTAAGATCAGTATCAACTTTATCATAAGTCATTGCTAAATGAAACCAACCAGCACCTGGTATACTCGACGCTGCAAAATTATACACAGCTTTATAAGCTGTTCCGCCAGCTTTATATACGGCTTGAAACTGACCAGAGCTAGTAGCAGTCATAAATACAGTTTGTACTTTATCACTACCAGATGTACCGTCAGAACAAGAGAATAATACTTCGTTATTAGCTGATGTTGTTATTCTAACCCAATGAGATATAGTACCAGATAATTTACTAATCCTAGAGCTAACTGTTGATGCATCTACAAAATCATCTGAGCCATCAAAAATAACAGAGCCTCTATTAGATAATAATCTATACGTTGTGTCACAGCTGTTTGTAACGTTACCCGCTATACCTAACACTATTGACCGAAGTAACAGATTATACCATTATCATTAACAGCTGACATTGTTACAGAAGTAAATCTTCCGTATATTGTAACGCCTTTTGGAAACTGTACGCTACTATCTATAACTTCACTGTTATTAGCTGTATTAGCTGTAGCACCTGTACCAAAATATGTATCTGCACCATAAACTTGTTCTGGAACTAAAGCACTTAAACTTATATTATCTAAAAACGTAATAGCAACTATTACTTTACCTGTTGGTGGTGTTAAAGCGCTCGTGCCTTGAGTATGACCACTACCAAGTTGTCCAAAGTTATAAGCTACTTCTGTTGAATTTATTCCCATTATTTTTTTACTTTTTCAAGTGATCGTCCGCCAAAATAAGCACCGATCACTGTTATTAATACTAATTGTAAAAGATCTACGTATGAGTCTTTTACGTCAAAATTTATAAAGCCAGCATCGATAAAAACTAACAATACTGTACTTATTACTAAGAACACTAGAACTAGTGGTCTTATGTTTTTGCTTAACCATGAATCACTATTCATATCAAGCTTCCATCTCTCAGTTACTTGCTTTTGCATTTCAGCTTCGTAACCCATTATCAAATCTTTTATTTTTGCTTCAGCAGCTAGCTTTTCTTCTTTAGTTGTAGTTAAGTTATCTAAAACTCCACCTACGTTCTTTACAAGTTCACCAGCACCAGCTGAAAATATTTTTCCTAATATACTCATAATTACTTGTTATTTCTATTTATTACCATTATTAGCATCATTTTCCCAAGGAAAATCGTGGCTACCAGCTTCTTTTGCAACACCATCTACTATAATCATATCTTTACCGTTAATAGTTTGTCTTAAATAAGTTTCGCCGTTATACTTCACAAAGTTGTCACCATAAGCTAATTTACCAATACGCATATCAGTAGAGTGTCTCATTTCGTGATTTACAACTTCTCTTTCTTCAGCACTACCAGGTACTATATTTTCATTTATAAATATACTACCATCCATATTAGCTTCACCCATAATACCTTCACCAAGCGGCTTTCTAATTACAGGTGTACCAGGTACTGAGGCGTCACCACCAGCTTCTTGACTAAATCTAAGTTTAGCACGTATGTTACCGTTTGTCATATAAGGTTTGTAACCTTTACCTAGTTTGTATGCCATTATCTTCTTTTGTTTGATGCTAATTTACCAAACTTTTGAGAATATGGCGTTACACCTTCTCTTTGTACTTTTTGTATTTTTATTGGATCTTCATAACCAGGTGTGAAAGATTTAGGATCTCTTTTAACTTTTCTTTTAGTTGCAATAGGTCCAACAGATTTTCTTTTCATTTTAAAAGGTGCTTTTTTCATCTTGTATTATCTTTTATCATATCATCAATAGCTTTATTATAAACTTTATCCGTATATGATTTGTTGTTAAAAAAAGTACTACGCTCAGATATAGGTAAATCTTCTTCACCTAGTAATACTCTATATATTCTACTTATAAGCTGAGAACATTTAAACGATGTTTTAAACACTGAGTATTTAATTGTTGTTCTGTTACGATGTCTCCAAGCTTCAATCCAACCATCGCGCCTTAATCGTTCCCATCTGTTTTTATCCCATGAGTAAGTGTATGTACCGTCGATAAATTCTTGTCGTGTAAATCTTTTTTTACAATCTAAATAAATTAAAAGTTCTAAGTCTGCGTCTTTTAACCCGTAAGTTTTACAGGCCCATTTTCTAACGAGCCTGTAATACTTAAGGATATTCATGTCACGCAAATCTTGCGCGGTTAATCTCAATTTAAGATTACGGAGTTACGTCAAGCGTAATTGCACCGCAAGCAGTGATACCAACGTGAACATACACACTGTTAGCGTCATCAGCTATAACGTGTAAGCCATCAGCGTGAGGTCCTTTGTTAATTTCAGCTATAATAGCTTTAACAACATTTTCTTCTTCACCAGCTGTAACTGTTAAAGCAACGTTACTTACTATATCATCTTGAGAGCCAAAATAACAAGTAACAGCAGTACCAGCAGCATCAATAGCTATAAGATCTTTTACAGGAAAAGCACTAGCGTCATCTGCTCCTGTTTGAAAATACATCATTTGCATAATTGTAATTTTTTATTTGTTAATAATTAGTTTAATTTATGATTTTAAGTTTAAGGGTTTTAGTTTATGGTTTAGGTTTAATCTATTAATACTACGTCAACTGAACGTATAACGTAATACAATATGTCTTTATACTGAACACCGTGGCCTGCGTGTTTATCGTAATACACGACGTCGTTGCTTTTTATACCTTCGACTAGATTACCTACAGAAATTACTTTCGCTTTAGTGTATCTATTGTCTTGATCGGTATCTTCTGTTACGATAAGGCCTGCCACTTTTTTT